TTTCTCTGCAGTCACGTTATGGCGCATACGTCAATATTCTCCGTCCAGCACAACCGTTTAGTGGTCAAGCCGCAAAGTGGTTGCAACCGGCTTTCTTTGAGAATGTCGGTTTGGTTGAAAAGAAGGTGTTTATGACCAATCAACGGCGGCTGTGCACTGACTTTTTGGAGTTTCAGGCAGTTCATCCCATGTCGGTGGTGACGGATGAAGTTTGGATGATGCCAACGCCAAATCGTGCAGCAGCATACAAATCCCTTGCAAAATATGGACGTGGTCAGCCTCTTATTGATGAAGAGCGAATGGTTCAAGCGTTCACGATCATGTTCGCGGAATTCTTTCCATTTATGAAGGATGCTGTGATTTTGCCATATGCGGAAGTTGTTTCCCGTCTTGATCAGACGACCTCGCCTGGTTTTCCTTGGAATTTGGATTACGCCACAAAAAGGGATCTTTTTGCTGGCGTTTCAGATTTTGAATTGTATTGTAACTTGTGTTGGGATTGGTTAGCAAACGACCCCTCCTATTTTTGGTTTTGGGTTTCATCACTCAAGGAGGAGGCGCGTGTCGCGGAGAAGGTGAAACAAAATTCCATTCGTACGTTTACGGCGAGTGCTTGCGAGGCGACTGTTAATGGAAATCGGTTATTTCAAGACCAGAACGACCGGTTTTATGATTCGCATATGAGAACGGCCTCCACAGTGGGTTTTGAACCCTTTTGGCGGGGGCTGGCATATGTTATACCTGAAATTGTGTCGCTATGCTTATGGTTTTGAACTTGATGAAAGCTCTTATGATGCCTCTCTTTTCCGTTTCATGTTCGAGCGGATTGCTGATTTTCGCTTCCATTGTTTGCGTGCAGATTTGCAGACCGCAGATAATGCCCGACGTATTCAGGCCTATTACCGAGAAGTAATGAACTCAACGATTGTCACGTGTGACGGTCTCGTCGTGCGGAAGAAGACAGGCAATCCGTCGGGTTCTATTAATACTATTGTTGACAACACGTTGATTTTGTATACGTTGTTAGCATATGCTTGGTTGTCATTAGCGCCGTCCGATTTTCATTCTCATTTGTGTTTTTCCGAGTATGTCGTTTTGGCTCTTACAGGAGACGACAATACCTGGAGTGTTCATCCTGATTTGATTGGAATTTTTAATGCAACATCTGTGTCAAAAATATTCTCATCAATAGGTGTTACGACAACCTCTCCTGATTATGCTCCGCGATTGATTAAGAACTTATCTTTTCTCTCTTCTGACTTTTCCACTTTTTTATGTGGCAAATGCATCTATCATCTTGATCCTGGGAAGAGTTTGAAGCAGATGGAGTACACTATGATCACGCGTGACCCAATTTATACATATGAACGCGTTTTGGCGTACTATCGTATGTTATGGTCAGACGCAGCTGCACGGC